GTACACAATGTACCTTATTAAATATTCAAAATTTTGCTTGTGGTGTAGTAGACTAGCACACTATCTCGGAGGGGTAGAAACAACAGGTGCAAATCCTGTTCAGGCATTAAAGAATTGTTCAAAGTACTACTATAAGTAATTATAGGAAGATGCGAAAGCCTTAGTACAAGGTTTAGCCCGAAAGTAGACCGGCTATGAACTGTTGTGATAAGCAGGAGCACTACTCTTAGAAATCGTCTGACACTGTGGAAAGACACAGATTAATTCATGCGGAATAGCTCAGTAGTAGAGCGGGAGTCTCATAAGCTCTTTGTCGTCAGTGCGATTCTGACTTCCGCAACCAGTTTCTATTCCGATAAACCCGAGCAAGGTGCATGGGCCTGACTGTTAATCAGAGGTTAGGTGCGTTCGATTCGCACTTTCGGAGCCAACAATTTTAAAGGAGTAATATGCTATTATCAGAACTTCAGAAACCTTATCTTGGTTTAATAAATTTTGATCATGTTACTTCAATTAACATTAGTTTAAATCCTTCTGTTTCTCCTTTAGTAGAAGTAGAAGTTAAATTCTTCTTGTCAGAAAGAGAAATTAGTCTCTTGACAGAACAACTAAAGAAATATACACTTACTGAAGTTTAAAAGGAAAGTTGGTGAAATGGTAGCCACATTAGTTTGCTAAACTAACATCGAGAAATCGGTATGAAAGTTCAAGTCTTTCACTTTCCGCCATGTTTATATGCTTCTCTGTTCCAACGGCAAGATACTGGATTCCAAATCCATGTGATCGAGGTTCGAATCCTTGGGGGAGCGCACTTATAAAGGGCTATTAGCATAGCGGCTAATGCACCGGATTGTCTATCCGTATATCAGGAGTTCGAATCTCCTATAGCCCGCCAGTTAAATAATACTAGACAAATCAAAAATTCATGATATAATTAGTTTATGCGTTGTTAGACATTTAAGGAGGATGCACCGGCTGTAACCCGGTTGCCTAACGGCCCGCTAGGTTCGATACCTTGACGACGCACCAGTTTTGTATTAAGTATGCCGTGGTCATCCCACTTTCCTTTGAGAAAATAGGACTACGATAAAGGTGCTTATGGGCCTGATTTACAGGGAGTAAGTGAAAATTTAACCTTAATACATTTTAAGTTATAAATTCCAGCGGAAGCATGGAACGAACGTGTAAATCGTTCAACTAATCAATGGGCTGTTGCAGAAGACTGCGAGCCTGCTTTGCAAGCAGCGTTAGAAGGGAGCGTTACCCTTATGGTCCACCAAATATAGAACCAGCTAGGCTGATCCCCGAAAAGACGATTCATTACCGTCCTGCTGACTTCTTTTTTTAGTAATGGTATTTTAATGGAATACAAATGAAAATTATAGAAGAATTTACTGATAAAGACTCAGAAAATAAAACAAGAACATATTGCAGATTAGAATGTCCAAACTGTAAAGGTATATTTACCAGACATAAAAGACTGATAAAATCAGAATATTGTTCTCGCAAATGCAAGTCAGAAAAAGAAATTAAAGTTACTTTGACTTGTGCTACTTGTGATCTTTCTTTTACTAGAACTCCAAGTAAAACAAAATCTGCAAGCAATAATGTTCACTTTTGTTGTAGAAAGTGTAAAGATGAAGGTCAGAAATCAATAAAAGAAATTCAACCTGATCATTATGGTACAGCAGATGAACCGTATAGAAGAAAAGCACTAAATCATTATAAACATATTTGCAACAGATGCTCATACTCTAATTTTCTAGCATTAGAAGTTCATCATCTTGATAGAAACAAAGAAAATAATGATTTAACTAATCTAGAAATATTATGTGCTAATTGCCATACTATTGCTCATAAATTAGATTACAAATAAAGCCAACATAGCTCAGGTAGTAGAGCGAGGGACTGAAAATTCCTGCGTCGGAGGGGCGGCACCTTCTGTTGGCACCAGTTATGGGTTGTAGATAGCTTTAATAGTGACCGCCTGAAAGGGAATACGGACATAGGTTGTAGCTGACCTTTCAATCCACCAAATATTAGTCGATTAGCTCAGAGGTAGAGTAGCTGCCTTACACGCAGTTTGTCGTAGGTTCGATCCCTACATTGACTACCATTACATAAGCTTCCTATTTATTTAGGAGGCTTTTCTTCGTTCATAAATTTTAAGGATAGATAATGCCCATTTGCTGCTCATGTGGTGAGTATTACAGAATGTCTCAATTTCATACAGACAATTATGATTGTCAGAATTGTAGTAACGTAATTCTCAAACCTTATATTCCTGAAGAAGAATCTGATGTTGATATCAGGATAATGATTAATCCTTCTGGTAAGACTGCAGCACATATTGAAGACGATGCATAATAAGGAAATGACATGACAGATTTTACTACAGAAAAGAAATACGGTGAAGGCTTCCGTGGTGGTGCAGCTAACATTAACAAGAATGGTAGACCTCCAAAGTCAGCAGAAGAAAAGGGTAAGACTAATCGAGAGCTAAGAGAACAAGCGTTCCTTGAGCTAGTACGTAAGTTTAGACCTCTGCAAACTAAAGCAATTCAAGCTGCTGTAAGTATTCTGGATAACGCTCAGTCTGCTGACCAGAATAAACTAAAAGCAAGTGCGTTGATTATCAGTACTTACAAATCTTTGCTAGCCGAAGTATACGACTATCGCTATGACGAAGAAGAAGCTGAAGAAATGCAGAAAGATAACGGCACTCAGTCTGTGTTCAGCTTAAAAGTTATTGAAAATAATGAGGAATAAATGAGTAATGTAATCTTATCACCAGCAAGTAAAAAACAAGAAATGTTCTTGAACAGCGATTGTACTGTCACTCTTTGTGGTGGTGCTGCTGGAAGTGGTAAGACTTACACTTTACTTTTGATTGCCCTTAAGTTTATGCAACATCCTAGAGCTACGGGAGTTATTTTCCGTAGAACTTCTAAGATGATTAACTCTCCGGGTTCTATCTGGCATGAAGCTGTAAATATGTACACTTCGATTTATAAGACAGGTCTTAGAATCAAACATCGTGAAAACGAAATGGTTTTCCCTAATGGTGCGGTACTAAAGTTTAGCCACATGCAACACGAAAGCGATAAGTATGCTCACAAAGGTGGACAGTATTCTTTCGTAGCATTTGACGAAGCTACAGACTTTACCGAAGACATGGTAGTTTACCTTATGTCTCGTATGCGTAATGCTTATGTGGATTATTCGCCACAATTATTTTTACTAACTAACCCTGACTATCATTCTTTCTTAAGACATTGGATTCAGGACTTTTATTTAGATCCCCTAACTGGCATCCCGTTAGATGAAAGATCTGGACACACTAGATACTTCTTCAGAAGTGGCAATACTATGTTATGGTATAACAGCTTAGAAGAAGCAGAAAGACAACATGGAAAAGGCCCATCATCGGGTTTATCCTCATTTACATTCATCCCAGCTAACTGTCGTGATAACCCTCCACTTCTCAAGGCACAACCAGACTACGTAAGTCGATTAATGTCTCTACCTCGTGTAGAAATGGAAAGACTACTGTTAGGATCTTGGTTTGCTCGACCTGAAAACTCTGGTTTATTCAAGAGAGATTGGGTTGAGATTGTTAAGCTACCAAATGGTAGAGCAAGAAAAAGAGTACGAGCATGGGACTTTGCTTTTAGTTTACCTTCAGAACAATACCCTAATCCTGACTGGACTCGTGGAGTATTAGTAAGTAAAGACAAACAAAGTGTCTATACTATTGAAGATGTAGTAAGTATTAGAGATAGAGTACACAAGGTTGAAGAATTAATCTTCCAAACTGCTTTGCGTGATGGACCTGAAGTAACAATCAGTATTCCTCAAGACCCTAATGCTGCTGCTGGTGCTTACGCAAAAGATCTACAGAGAAAGCTTGGTGAACTTGGGTTCATGTGCAAGCTACAGAAGCCTGTAAAGTCTAAGGTAACTAGATTTGCTCCATTTTCAAGTGTAGCTCAGGCTGGATT